CAGAGTCAGTAAGGATGTTGTACGTTGCAGCACTTCGCCCTTTAATCCATACAAAATCAGGTTTAAACGCCGCAGCGTTAGTGATGCTTTGGCTTGTACCGTTACCTGTCCACAACGTAGCATCCATTACCTTGTTACCTTGCAAGATGGTGCTATCGGGTAGGTTGTATGTGTTCAGGGCTACAAAGCCTGTGGGGGGTGTGTAGGCGAAGGGGCGTTGACCGAAGTTGATTGAGCATGACCCAGAGCTATTATAAGCACCTACCACACGGTCTACGCCTGTTGAAACTGTAGCTACTTGACCCGTACCCGCAGCAGGGTCGCCAGAGTTTTGCCAAGTACCATTCTTGGCTACATAAACTTTTCCGGTATCAGCGTCCCATGCAAAACCAAGTACATCACCATCTGTATACGAGCTAACACTCAATGATGTTGAGCCGTTGTAATAGATTGCGCCGCCTTGAAAGTAGCCAAACGAATTGCCATCGTATCCGGGCCAATACGTTCCAGAACCAGCAACATACAAACCAGAAATTGGAAAGTTTGCTCCTGCTCCGCTATTGACTCTGAACTCCCAATACCATTTGCCAGTGCGTGCAGCAATTGTTGACCGCTTGCCACCGCCACCAGACAAATCTAAGTTGGCAGCAGACAAAGTGCCGCCCATGCCAGTCTCAGCATTTAACGGATTTAACACAGCAAAATTAGCCGCCGTAGCACTCGTCAACGTAGGCACATCCGTCATTGAGTCATACGTCACACCAGCCGTGATGCTGATGTTGTTCGTAGTCCAGTAATTGCCATTGCCTGAGAAGTCTTTACCCAAGCCTACGTTGCTGCTTGTAGTCAGCGCAGAGTTGTCTGTGAACGGCAAATAGAAACCGTTTGTACCGTATGAGCCTGTGTATCGTGCAGGTTGCCATACGCCTGTGACCGAATTGGTTGAGCCGAAAGATGATGGAGTTAGGGCTTGACCGTCAATGAAGTTGATTTCGGCTAGGTAGCCGTCAAAATAACCGTATGAATATCCATCCGCCGCACAAAAAGCATGAACATCTGCTTGATTGATAGCTCCATCAAAATTTAATGACGGGTCAAATGTAGTACCAAATGCCGTAACTTGCGATCCATTAACATAGACTCTTACACGGTTTGATGCTGTAGCTTGAGTCGTATCCCAAGTAACAACAATGTGATACCAAGCAGATGGGTCACGAAATACTTGTGTCGTGTTACGCCATTGAACAGAATAACCGGAAATTAGCAATGTGTTAGATGAACTAAACGCAATATCTGTAAATGTAGCATCACTTGTTCCGCTTGGTTTAGAAATAAACAATACTTGATTTGACCCAAGCGACCCACGTTTAACCCATGCGCTCCATGTCCAAGTTTTACGGTTGCCAGCGCTAGCAGGAGTCCGATTCAAATACGCAGACGCACTAGACCTAAACCGCAGCGAGCGTGTGAGGTTGTAGCCTGTGGATGCGGGACTACCGGATTTAGATGCACTAAGCATATTAGTAATTCTGTCCGTTAGTAATGCCGTAAGTGTTTGTACCGTCTTGGAAAAAACTAAAAATATCAATTTTTCCTGTAGCACTTGTAGGCGTTGGCGTAGTACCACCTGCCCACTTGAGCGTACTACCACCCGCCCATGTCAGCGTATCAGCAGCCGCATACGACACAATAATAGTAAAGCTCTTACCCGCAACACTAGATGGCAGCGTTACAGTCGTTGCACCAGACGTTGTAATCTTTTGCAATGTACCGTTACTGAGCGTCACACTTGTGTTGCCCGTAGCAGAGTACAGCGTTTCAACGTAGTTGGTAATAGTTGGCAACGTCAGCGTTAGGTTTCCAACAGACGATGTGGTGTTACCCAAATACATCGCTGTGTTACCGAGGGTAACGGCTGTCGCAAAGTTACTATCCAATTGGGATAGCGGAATAGACGTAGTTGCCGTAGCAAAAGTATATGGGACAGCCATTTAGAACCTCACTCTTAATTCATGTTCAAATTCAAATCCGTTGTAATAGAAACCTGGATTCGATGATGTTACTGTGATTCCAATGTATTTTCCATACATTGAAGCGTCTGTTTTGTACAAGTTATAACCAATCTGACCCCAACCAATTTGCACGTTAGAGTTGTTCACCCACGGGATGACTTGCAAGCTATTGTTGATCCAAGTCACAAGGCTAGACAACACATAAGCAGGACTCGACTGGTTCTCACTATCCACCGTTGCATCCATTGTGATGGAGCTAATGTTAGTGGCTGTGGCTTCAATACCAATTTTTAATGCTTGTTTAGTTCTGATTGGATCAGTCATTGGCAACAAAGCCGTTTGCACTCGTGATGTAATAGATGCCGAGGCATTGCCATACAACTTGTACAAACTATTGCCTGAATTACCGTAAAGCGTAATTAAACCGTTTACTGGCACAGAAGTCACAAAATTTAAAGCATCACCCTGTGACGTAATAAACCATTTTTTATCAAAAAATACCGCTTGGACATAACGATAAGTATCTGTGAATACAGAGTCGTAATAGCGAAAATTAAACGCCGCACACAGAATATTATTCAGCAATACTTGTCCGGCATAAATTGGATAAGTAAAGTCAATGTTAGGAAACAATCCATCAAGGCCATCCGAGAGCTTTGATGTTGTCGAGCCAACTAATGCGTACACGCCATAATCGTTTAAGAACAATACAGAGCGAAAGTAAGGAAAAATAGCGTTTGCTCGTTTACTGCCAACAGAGGCAGATACGTTTGTGTTGGTAAATAACGTAATTCCATTTGTGTCTACCCTAACGTCAGAAAAGACGTTGATTGAGTCATCGCCAAAAATGTACAAAAAGTTATTGGCAGCGAGAATCTGTTCTATGTTGCCGTGCAGCGTAGAGTCAGTTAATACAAAAGACCCTGCTGACACGCTTGTAAAGTCGGTGTAGGAATCCGCAGCAGAATAGTAAATAGTCCTACCGGCAGCAATAAAAACGCGACCGCTAAAAGAAGCAATACCGCAATTGATATCGCTGTTAACAATGCCTTTACAAACTGCATTTGCGCCACCCCCGCCGGTTATTGTGACTGTTAAGTTAGCGGCGTTGGTATACCCAGAACCTGGGTTAGTCATCACAATCTGTGAAATTCGACCACCTGTTAACACCGCAGTACCGGCAGCGTTTGTACCGCCACCACCCGCAAATGTCACAACCGTATTGGCCGCGTTGGTGTAACCCGTGCCGCCTGAAACAACAAGTGCAGACACGGTGCCTGTTGCAAATGTGACAACACCGGCAATTGCTGTTGCGCCCGATCCACCGCCACCTGATATGGTGACAGTTGGGGGCGGTGTGCTATATCCTGATCCCGCATCTTCTAAACTAACTAACACAACAGAAGATGACAACACAGAAGCTGTTGCGTTGGCTTGGGTGCCATTTGGATTAGTTGGCGCACCAATTACAACGGTTGGTTCTGCCGTAAATCCTGAACCACCCGCGGTGACTGCAATAATTCCAACAGACCCTACAGATACAACATTGTTGCCATCCCAAGTAAAGTAACCCTTGGTTGGGTCAAGAATGAGCATTCGTTCGTTTTTCCATTGGCCAGTTTTTACGCCAACATTTGAAAACGTTCCGGTGACCGCAACATTGCCTTTTACGTTTGTGGCCAAATTAAAATATTCGGCTCGACCATCTTCTTGAAACGCAATAATGTAGTCTGTAACATCAATGTTGGCTGAAGTCAGATGGGTAACCGTATTGCCCCAAGTGACAGCAACATTGCTTGCGTCATAAACAACAGAAGAACTAGGGATTACCCTAGCGTTGCCATAACCAATAGGCTGCACGTTTTCAATCCAAGAAAACTCATCTTCTTCGATTGCTGTACGGTTAGCCTTAGTGTTAAGCCCTTTGAATTGCTTAACAACTTTGTAGCTTTTCTTTTGCTCTGCCGCGGCCATGATTAGTATGGGCTACTATAAGCAGATGGAATCCTGCGCGTAAACACAGAATTCAAGATACTTGTGGCTTGCTTGAGATACTCTTGCTTATAAATCTCCGCTTCACCAAAAGACTGTTCGTAATATTTAGCCAAATAAGCCGCATAAAACTTTGGCGCACTTGTGTACGGATCTTGAATAGCGTCTGCAACCGTTGGCGCAGATAACACAAGATCAGTCGGCAAAATAACCGTGTCAATCTCAAGTTGATAGATTTGATCGGGTACTGGACCTATATAAATTGTGTTTTGCCCATAGACAGAAAACGCAACCGGACGGCCAATGTAATTCTGCCAAAACCGCAGCCTGGCGTTGAAATCAGTCCAAGACATATAATCCAACGGCACCCGCGAGTTACCCCAGTACAAATTGACATTTAGAATATCAAGTGTGTTTGCGCCTTGTGGCAGCGTTGTGTACGGGATTTGCTCAACATTACCCACATAAGTCATTCCACAGCCACCGTTAAAGAATTCGCTGCTTGGTGGATAGTTTGTATTGCCCTGTGGATAAGGTGGTGCGTCTGCCCCGCTTGTGCCGGCTGTTGTCACTTGGTAGACAAAAATGTTGCTAAAAACAAAATCACCAAGATTGTATGGAGTACTTGCAGTCCACGAAACAGGATTTGTTGCCGTCACGCCGTTAAGCGGATTGGCAACTGGTGCGGGGGATTGAATAATTTGGATAGTACGCAGACAGCCAGTATCTCTGACCGTGCGTTGACGGGCAGAATTGATGTAGTCTGTTAGCTGCTGATCCGTGTAAAAATTCGCATTGGCATCATGCAGCAAACGTCTAACTTCGGTAATGTATCCCGATAAGTTTTGCGACATTTACTTTCCATAATCTTTAAGCTGCTGACAGGACTTTTCCCCCGCGAGGTTTGACAACCTCTAGGGGTACTCGTTCCACGATCGGGGATAAGGAATCGTTCTTCTTGGGCGGTTGATCAGTAAACTGCCATTTGGCCATCCGGTCTAAACCATCGTCCAAATCATTAGCCGTTTTAATCCAACCAAGCCGCGCCAAATACGGTTCTTTGTTTTCATCTCCATAACCAAAAACGTGTTTGGCAACTTCAATCGGCACTTCTACCGTTTCGCCTTTGCCAAATGTATAGAACTTGCCGGCATAGCCGTCTTTCAATACTTTGTCAGAATTATTGGTTACAAAAATGTTCATCATTAGAAACTCACTACATCGCCGTAAACGGCAATATCAACAGTACCGTTTGCATTGGCTGTGTTGATGTTGACATACAAGCATTGTGTTGCATAGCCAGTAACAGCCGTATTTGCACCGTAAGCACCGGCAACAGTCAGGTCTTGATATTTACCAGCACCTGTCAAATTGCTTAGAACCACGTTTGCAACCACCGCATTTGCGGCAGCTACGTTACCATCACTAGCTACACTAATTGCTACGTTTGCAGTTGCTACGTTACCAGTTGCATTGGACACCGTAACACGGCGAACAATAACTGCACCAGAACCCGCCGCTGCGCCGGCATTGGTTAAACCACCACTAAGAATAGGAATGGTAATAACCGAATTGCCAGACGTTGCAAGTGACGCTGCTCTAACAACACCAATACGACCATTGCCGAAACTGTCAAGATAGAACTGACCGACTGAATCTGCGTTAGCCATTTGTGTTGCTCCTTAATTAACTGTTAAACGTGCCGGTAGCAGCCTGACCACCATTGACCGTAGCCAAGATAATCGTAGATGCAGTAGCAACAGTAGTGTTTGCACGCACGTTAACACCGTCAGAAATCAACACACCACCAGTATTATTGGCAATGAGCGTTGACCATGTCGATGGAGTCGCGCAAGCGGTATTGGTGTTGTAAGCCGACACCGCTTCAATTGTGACGTTTGCTGTTGGGAACAACAGATAAGTACCCGCAGGAACAACGGTAGTGCTGTTGTTACCAGTGAGGGTAGTTAACTGCCAGTAAGCACCAGGGGTGTTGGTGCTTGCACTTGCGAGGACAATCTTGTTTAGACCGAGAGCCATGACTATTTCTCCTTAGATAGAAATTGAGTTATAGCCAGACACACGGGTCATCGACTTGGGCTTGGTAGAAACCAATTCCGCAATCATCAGCACCGCACCAACGTAACCGATTTGCCAGTTAGGCAGAGTCGATTCAAAGCCGGTAAACACAAACGAACCTTGTTCGTGAATGTAGAGTGAGAGGTAATTGCTGTTGATGAAGTAGACCGTACCTTCAGGGCAATATGGATCAGGATAGATTGGCACACCAGCAACCATCAAAGCGCGGAAAGCCGCTTGTGGGCCGTTACCATCACTATCAAAACCAGAACCTGGGGTAATGACATACTGTTCTTGGCCAACGTAGTCTTGCGCCAACAACGTCCAAGTACCAAAACCGCAAACGCCAAAAGTAGGCACTTCTGCGCCGTTTTTCACGGTGCCTGAAATGTACTGAAGGATGTTTTGACGGGTTGGGTTGACGTTACCAGCTGCGTAGACTTTTGACTTCCACCAAGTGTAGGTCGAACGGTTGATGTTACCGTAAGTCTGCATATTGGTGCCGTCATCAATTGCGCCTGGCAAACCAATGAACTGTTGGGTATTGGTGTAGTTGGTGTACAAGGCTGTGGCCATTGCATCCATCATCACGTTAGTCGCGTCATTCATACGCGCTTCGATCAGAGGAATAATTGCGTAGTCTTGTTGAACCGCACCTTCCATTCCTAAGAATGGTACTGGAGCAATCATCAACTTTAAGTTGAACTCAGCGTTAAATGCGCCTTGTTGAACTGATGGTTGATTAAATGAACCAGAGTAATCAGACCATTGTGCATTAACAAACTGTGCACCCTGAACTGGGACTGTGACTTGGCTCACACCACCTGATGCTTGCTGCGAATTTGCAATCAGAGCAGCCATTAGGGGGGTTGAGTTGTATAGCTGTACCACAAGTTTAGGGATAAACGCCCGTCTTGTGACATAGGTAAGCTCGTTGTATTGTGAGCTACCTGATGCTGGTAAAATTCCGCCGCCTATAGGCATAGCAGGCTCCTTAGATTAAAAATAATTATCCCCAACATTAAAAACTAAACACCAATAGGTCTACGACCTTGATTCCTAATTTCTTGCAATGCAGTAGCCGCCTCGTTACGCGCAGCACCTTGTGGATTTTTCCAATATTTTGACAAGTCAAACTTGTTAATAATGTTGGGGTTATATCCTGATGGAGTTGGCGTTGCTGCTTGCTTCATCCATTCCCAATGCTGTGCAGCCGTGTCGTGGCTAGTAATGCCTTGCTCAAGCATGATTTTCTCAATTGCTTGAACATCTTCGTCTGATTGAGCAATGCCGCTTTCTTTCAAAGAACGGCGTTTACGATCAAGTTGTTCACGGATTTCTTTCTCATGCAGCTTGTTTTCCAATTGCATGACCCGTGCTTCAGCAGCGTTAACCTTGTTCTCTGTGTAATCTTCGAGTTGTAACTCTGGGATTACCATATCAGGGTTAATGCGCTGCGTCATACGCAAAAATTCTTTGCGCGTAGCAGGGTTATCCGCAAGACGCTTGGCTAGACTTGCTAACTCATCACGTTGTTCAATTGATACGTCTTCTAAGCTCATCTTTATCCCCTAGTTACTTAGATGACTTTCTTGGTATCGCCTGGGCGAGACAAGTTCATCATGTTTTTGTACCCTGCTTTAGGAGCAGAGGTCAGGCCACCGAATTGCGAATAACGGGGGGTGTTAACAATCTGCCCGTTTTTCTGGTTGTTATCGGTTGGGTTGCGTGGAGCCGAGGCACCGCGTGGCTTAAATAAATCCATTTTGATTCCTTTACATTGGTGGCGGCATACCGCCGCCTGGTGGTGGTGGCATACCTGGTGGCATACCGCCTGGAGGTGGAGGCATACCGCCACCCGCACCTGGAGGAGGAGCCGGCGGCGCACCTGGTGGTGTCATGCCTGGTACTGGAGGAGCCGCCGACATTGCTTTGGCTTCGGGTGAAGCACCACCGGCCTGTGGCAATGACTGCAACAATTGTAAAATTTCTGACTGCTGCAATTCGTTGGTTTTTGCTTTACGCGTACCAAGGATACTAGAGGCTGTGCGAATGGCAGCAAGAACTTTTTGTCCTTCAGGCGATTCACTACCTAGAGCCGGCAAACTTTGCTCAAGCAAATCCATTGCCATGCCCACGTTAATCAATGCGGCTTCGCGGTTACCCATCTTGGGTTCAGGCGTTGACATAGGTGCAGCCATTGGAGGGGCAGATGGTTCTGACATTCCGGTTGGAGCGTCTGGAGTCGGAGGTACGCCGCCTGGTGTGGCAGAGTCTTTCTGACTTTTCATCAATGCCATCAACTGATCTGGTGGTACAGCCATGTCAAATTCCTAAGTAATTTGCGACAGAATAATCCTCTGTACGCGTTTGTCAAGAGGAAGGGTAATTTTTTTGGTTCCCGACCCTTCAGCAGGACTTATCGGCTACACGATAATCTTAGGGTTTAACCCCTAAAATTACTTGCGTGATTTACGGCCTTTACGCGATTTACGCATAGTGCACTCCTTAAAGAATGACGGCCACTAAATTTTAGGGAAAGCAGCCAAACCCTTTTATACCCTGAACAGGTATCCTTCCTAACCTCTTACTGCCCTGCCAGAACTGCGGCCTGGCGTATTTCGGTCAAAACTTTTAGTTGATACACGATACTGCAAATTTGGACTTTGTTCACCACGTTTTAATGACTCTGTAGTCACTCGCGGCTGATCTGCCTTGGGCTGTACATTTGCGGCCATTATTTTTCCTTTTTAGCGTCTGGTTCAGGTTTAGGCTGTGAAGCCTCCTTTTCCATACGCCGTTTCAATTTGTCTTTCAACAATTGTTTCATCGGAGGCTCTAGCATATCAAGTAAGGATTCTTTGTCAATAGCTTGAGCTTTAAACAAACTAAACGCCAATTCTTTGGTATCTTCCGTAAATATTGGCGAATTAGAATGAGCGTCTACTTTAACCACAAAATCGTTAGTAAATTGTTCTGCAATAAAAGGTACGCCTTCACTATCTTTAAAATGCGTGGGATCGTAAACTTGCATCAATTTAAGATAAAGTGTTGCTACTTTTTCCAGACTGTCTTCGACAATGAGCGCACGTTTCTTAGCGCGGCTTGAACCTAGACGGGCAAGCTGACTTGCGTGGCCTTGTGAGCGAACACCTGATTCACCGCGCCCTGAGAGGACATTGCTTATTCCTGACACTTCAGAGAACATTGCGTCAATTTCGTGAGTGACTTCCCAAAGATTGCTTGGCATCTCTGGACCCATGCGCTCAACTTTAGAATTGGGCATATCACTTGCAAGTAAACCACCCGCACGGTTTAGCGCAAAGTTCTTTTCGTCTAGGATGCCAGTAAAACCGGTCAAGGAAGTTGGAGGCGAGACTTGTTTAGATAACAGGTCAAGAATCTCAGTCATGCGGTTGTTCCGCAGGGCTTGCAAGAGCATTAGCTTTTGCGCTTCAGACTGTCCCCAAAAATAATCGTATTGGGGGTTTGGGCAGATTTGGACGAAAGGACATTCGCCTTTAAGGAAGAGGGAAGAGCCTGGGCGGTCATAGATAATAACGTCAGGTGATGCAATTGTGACCACTTGGTAGTCCATTGTCTCATCGTTCCAGACCCATAACTCATTCATTTCAATTGTTTCTTCAGACAGTCGCGCACGGTATTTATTCATACCGTACAAGTCCATGTTGACTTGTCCGTAAATGGTTGGGTTGGTGGCCGACATAACAATACGGGCTACACCATCGCCACCCTCTGCCCCATCGTTACTAGTATTTTTAATGTTGCCTGTTACCCGTGAAACAATTTGCTCACGCTTTGGGTGCGAGTACAACCGCGCAAAGAGTTCAGAGCGAGTGATGTAGTACCGTTGGCACATTGCCTCTTGGCGATCAACGTAAGGCGTGTCTTCACGCAACACACCCATTGCACCTGGCTCAATCATGTAGGGATGAATTCCTTGGTTGTAAATGAGCTTAACAAATGTTGTGTTGTAAACCAACGACCAAGTTAATGCTGTTGAAAAGACTTGGTCAGCATTAGAGTTAAGCCACTCATCATTGAGAGCCATTGTGAGCTTTGGCACTTTACGATGTTCATCTTCAGGCACCGAGGCACCTACGTTGACTGAGAACCGAGTGCTTTCTGCCGAATACAAAAATGATGTGAGCTGATCTAAGTGCGGGTGAATCTTGTTGAAGTATGCGGGAGGCTCTTCAGGTCCAGCACCAAACAGATAATAAGATCGAAGGGTTCCGTAGTCGGCTTTGCGTTCTTCACGCGACACCATGCACTTTTCCATCAGGTCAAGATAGAAACTCTCGCGCTCATCATTGTTTGGTGGAATACGCATTATGTTTTGATCTTCAGGTTTTGTGGGTCTTGCATTGTCGCACGGGGATCAACCCTTGGCCCTGATTGTATGCCGGCTGCTTGTGGTGTCAAGCCCACTTGCTCACCTTTAACAGGTTGACCAAAGCGTCCTGCCAAGACCGAAGCCATGTTCATCCCTTGGAATCCACCACCCCAGATCGCTGAATCACCGGCACGGGCTTCTTGCGGCGGGGGCGGTTGTTGGATGGTTTGGTCTTTGCGGGGGCGGCCACGCTTTTTGGGCGTTGCGTACTTTTCCGCATCTGCGTATTCTTTCTCGCTAAACTTGTTGTTGCGCTTGAGGTAACCGGCTTGGTTTTCTCCTGCACGGGTGGACTTAATGTCTGACATTCCAAACTCTGAGGCAAGATTTCGTAGGTGTGAATCTGCGGCTTTGGATTTGTCTGAAACAAAGCCAGGGCTTTTAAGAAACACTTGTAAAACCAATTCATCAGTACACCCCTCTGGGCAAGTCGGTTCAAAGCCTTCAAAGAAGCCATGTTCCTGACATTTGTAATCTCTAAGTATACGAGCCATCATTTATCCCCTATCAAGTTGGTCGGCAAGACTATGGTTGTAATCTGCCTTGTTTACAATTCCTAGCTTCATTTTGATCTCG